TGACTCCTTAGTCGAAAAGGTTGCCAACCATGTACCAAGCTGATCAGGAAACCGGCGAAATCTTTCTGTACGACGCAATCGGATCTTCCATGTGGGGAATGATCGACGCGGCAACAGTATTGCCAGACCTCGCAAAGATGTCAGGTCGACGGGTCACATTGCGAATTTCATCCCCCGGGGGAAGCGTTGATGAGGGGCGAGCAATCTTCAACGCACTCAAGCGACATCAGGGCGGCGTTGACGTTGTCGTCGATTCTTCGGCGTATTCGATCGCTTCTTATATCGCGATGGCTGGTGATCGCGTCGTGATGGCAAAAAATGCCATGATGATGGTTCACAATCCTTGGACAATGGCGATGGGGAGCGCAGCGGAGTTGCGAAAGACCGCTGACGTTTTGGATAAGTATCGCGATTCAATTCTTGACGCCTACATGGACCGGACAAAAAAGGACCGCAAGAAGATAATGGCGATTCTGGATGCGGAAACGTGGTACACGGCACAGGAAGCAGTTGCTGCAGGGTTTGCTACTGAGGTCGGGGATATCGTCGTCGACGCTCCGAAGTTCGCCAAGGCGATGTATGGCAGTAAACCGGAAGGCGAAAAGACAAACGAACCAACGGCAGGAAGTCGAACGCCTGCAAAAATAGCATCGCGCGAAATAAGATTGCAGCAGATCAAGGCGATGTTTGGGCGTTAGTCAAAAAAACTAATTGACAATTAAGGCGGCATCTGTTTAGATGCACGCACGCGGGGAGTCATCCCGCACCGAACACAATTTTTCTGAGCAACTCGTTAGCGGCCGGAAAAGTCAAAGCGAAAACATTTCGCCGACTTTTTGCGCCGCTTTTTTCATGGCCTGAGTCGGCATCACAATCGACTAAGGACTATGGAAATGATTTGGAATCTGAAGGTAATTCGCGAGCAAATCGACGAAGAACTTGGCAAGGTTGACTCCATCGTCGCACTCGCAAAGGAAGAAAACCGAGACTTTACGCCAGAAGAAACGGCTGAGGTCGATCGCATCCAAGGCACCGACGACAAGCCTGGCGTTCTGCAGAAACTGTACGCCGACGAAAAAAGAGCTGCTCGCGTCGAAGCAAACTCAGCAGCCCGTGTTCGCTCTATCGGCAGCATCCCAGTGACCGGTCAGTCAAGCAAGGGGCCAGAGTCATCTGAGTTGCCTCGCGTTAAGGTGCCAGCAACTGCCAAGCGTCATGGCAGCGTAAAGCATTTCAAAGGGCCGGATGCAGAGGCAAACGCCTATACTGCAGGCCGCTTTCTGATGGCGGCAATTAACAAGCACGAGCCGTCAAAAATGTGGCTCAAAGATCATGGCATTCAGATGGCTGGCTCCAGCGACGATAACGGCAAAGGCGGTTATCTCGTTCCGGAGGTGCTTGAAAATGCAATGGTTGACCTGAAGGAAGAGTACGGGCAGTTTCGCCAGTACGCTCGAAACTGGCCAATGTCGTCTGACGTGTCGTTGATTCCTCGCCGCGTGAGTGGGTTCACAACCTATTTTGTCGGCCAGAATGACACGATCACAGCATCCGATGCGGCAATGGATCAGGTTCGATTGGAAGCGAAAAAACTGGCAGCGATGACTCAGTTTTCCAGCGAATTGAACGAAGACGCAATTATCGCTGTCGCTGACTTCTACGCTCGCGAGTTTGCCTATGCACTCGCTGTCAAAGAAGACCAGTGCGGATTCCTCGGCGATGGCACGAGCACCTATGGAGGGATTGTTGGGTTGGACGGTGCTCTTGCGGCTGGCTCAGTTGCTACCGCTACGGGCATCACCACAGCTGCAACTCTAACCATCACGCATTTTGAGGCGTGCGTGGCTAAGTTGCCTCGATTCCCAGGCATTCAGCCAGCGTGGTACATGCACAACAGCATTTACCACACCACAGCAGGCCGGCTGCAGTTTGCAGCGGGCGGCAACTCTGTGAGTGATCTTGCTGGCGGCTCGCAGTTGCAGTTCATGGGCTATCCAGTCCGACTGGTCAATGCAATGCCATCGACTGCGGCCACGACAGTTAAGGTCGCCTATTTTGGCGATCTAAGCATGGCTGCCACGATGGGCACTCGTCGCGGGGTCACGCTGCGAGCTGATGAGTCCGTTTACTTTGCCCAAGACGCTTTGGCGTTGCGAGTAACGGAACGCTTTGACATCAACGTGCATGAACGCGGAACGGCATCTGTTGCCGGTCCAATCGTAGCTCTGCAAATGGGCTAATAATTGAGCCACTCGTCGCTCCGGGTGGACCCGGCCGGAACGCTGGCTCGCTGGCGTTCCGGTCTTTCAGAAATCACACAAATCAATTTTGCATAAGGTGTAAAAATGAAACCGAACATGACGACAAGTGCAGTCATCGCATTGTCAAGCCAGACGGCTGCCGCGACAGCAACAGTGGCTGGAACAATCGTAGACATGAAACACGCGGACTTTGCTACGATCATTTTGACAACCTCAGTGGCAGCCAACACAAATGCCGCTCCTGTTGTGGTCAAGATTCAAGAATCAGACACAACAACCACGACCGATTTCACGGACATCAGCACCAGCACGATGCAGTTGTCTGTCACGTTGTCCACTTCAGCAGGTCGCGTTGCAAAATTCCACGTTAACAACGATGGAACACGCAAGCGGTATATCCGGTTGTTTGCAACGCCGGGCACACACACAACCAACAGTGTGGTTTCGCTCAGTGCTGTAGCTGATGTTGTTTTGGACGTGAGCCCATCCGGAACGACCGGACAGGCTGATTTTGTTGCAATTGGCTAATCACCCCTAAACACCCGGAGCAAACGAGTGACCTCAAAATCTGTAAAAGTGTGCGGCATGATGACATCGCCGCGTTATATCAACGGCCTTTGCCGAGATTACATTGATGCCGCGTTTGTAGCGGCAAAAATACCGTTGCATGACTCGCAAGGCGTGTTCTATGGGCAGTGTATGCAAAGGATGTTGCAGCAAGCCATTGAAAAGGAATGTGATATTGCCGTGATCTGTGATGGTGATTCGCTGTTTACGGATTCTGACATTATGCGTTTGCTCGAAACGCTGGAGTCAAATCCGCACATTGACGCACTAGCATCGATGCAAATTCGGCGGGGCAACAAAACCATGTTGGCCAGTATCAAGGGCAAGTCGTCAGTAGAAGTCACAGGCGAACCTCTGCAGGTATCAACAGCACATTTCGGCCTGACAGTGATTGACCTGCGTAAGCTCAAGAACGTCCCGAAGCCGTGGTTTTGGTCACAGCCGGACGAAAACGGAGAGTGGGGCGACCTGCGAATCGATGACGATATATGGTTTTGGAAGCAGTGGGAGAAAGCTGGAAACACCGTCTACCTTGACCCACAGACGCGAATAGGACACTTGGAAGAAATGGTCGTCATGGTCGAGCCACGAACATACGAGGCGGTTCACGCATACCCGAACGAATGGATCGAATCATGCAGGTCGAATTAATTCAGGACTGGCGAGGCTATCGCGTTGGGGCTCGTTTCCCGATGGAAGTGATTGGCGGAGGTGTCTTCGATGTTTTGCAACGGAACAGAGTGGCTCGATTACTATCCGAGCCAAACGACCAGAGTGAAGGATCAGGAGATTCGGAGCACTGTCAGAGTAGTGACACCACCAACGAGCGAGCCAGTGACGATCGCAGAGGCCAAGGCTCAACTCAGCATCGGGGCAAGCGACGTTAGCCACGACACGGAGGTGGCTTCGCTGATTGCGGCTGCTCGCGAGGAATGGGAACGAGACACCTCAATCGCATTGATCACGCGAACGCTGGAGCATCGACTACCGAAGTTTCTGTCAACGGTTGTTCTTTCGGTCAGACCGGCAATCGCCATTTCTTCAGTCACCTACGTGGACACGGCAGGTGCAACGCAAACAGTCGCATCGTCAAACTATTACTTGGACGGAGACGAAGTAAGGTTTCTTGACACGTTCGTCAGGCCATCTGTTCAGGACAGAAGCGAAGCGGTCAAAATTACTTACACGGCAGGATACGGCAGCGATTCTCGCGCTTGTCCGGAACTTGACCGCATGGCAATCAAGCTGAGCTTGGCTAATCGATTTGAAGATCGCGACATGATTGCGGCATCAGGCGAGCGAAGAGCCTATGAAGCACTTGTGGCAAAGAAAATGAGGGCAACGTATCCATGACCTTCCGCCCTGAACGAAAATTCCGACTTGGCACAATGCGACACCGCATTACGGTGAGCGTGGAAGGAACGACACAGGACGAAGCCGGGCAGCCAGTTGTGACACTTACGACGTGGCTGAACGATGAGCCAGCAAAGTACGAGCCGACAACAGGCGGAGAAGGGGCACGAGGGCGACAAGTGGAGGCCGGAATCAGTGCCATATTTACAGTCAGATACCGCAGCGGATACACGCCAGAAATGGCGATCGACATTGACGGGCAGCGTTTCTGGATCGTCTACGTTAAGGCAGTTCAGGGCATGGATCGCTATCGAGAACTTTATTGCAAATCGGTGGTGCTGTAATGGCTCGCGTTTCGATTGGGATGGAGCTTATTGATGGCAACAAATTCCTGAAGCAATTAGAGCAACTGGAATCTGTCATTCGAAGTACGGTTATTGAGAACGCAATACAGGCTGGAACGGTGCCAGTTGAAGCGGCCATGCTTGCCAACACGCCAGAAAGTGACGGTTCACGCAAAAAACAATCAACAAAAACAAAACGTCGCTGGAGTGGTGCAAAAAAACTCAAAACGACGATTCGATCAGTAGTAAGGCCAAAGAAAAAACTGGGTGTGTTGATTGGCCGGATTGGTTTGGTCGGGCCTTCTTACAGTGACGGCGGCGGGCATGGAAACCTGTTTTCAAAGGATCATAAGCGAAAGGTTTCGTGGGGGCGAGATGCTGGCACAATTCGCAAGGTCAATCAGTTTGTGAAGAAAACGGCAGACGAAACAAAATCAGCGGCATCGGCGGCCGTGACTTCGTCTTTGAAGTCAGGAATTGAAGCCGCAGCAAATCGGATGGCAAAATAATGGCGGATCTCGGTAGTGCAGTCAGGGGGTATCTTGCGGCGAATGTCGGCGTTGCTGCTGCTGTATCGACTCGCATATTTCCGGATGTACTGCCGCAAGGATACACAATCAGGACAGGCGGAGCGTTGACCTATACGGTGATAAGCACGACGCACGATCACCTAATCAACGGGCTTTCTGGTATTGCCAGAAGCCGAATCGAGTTTACCGCATTTGCCTCCACGCGGGCCGGTGCGAACCTAATTGCAGAAGCAGTCAAGGCAAGCGATTTACAGGGTTACACCGGAGCAATGGGCGGCGTGTCGATTGAATCTGTAATGATCACAGGAGGCATCCAGACGCTGGATGAGCGGCCGACTGATGGATCACAGGAGCATC